AAAACTACCCCACTTGTAGCCCTCTTCTGGAATAAACAATCCTCTAATCTTAGGACCAAAGTCTTTGTTTCTAGCAGGAATTTGTTGAAGATTAGGATTAGACATACTTAGCCTACCGGATACAGTGCCTCCATTATCTCCCCTTAACTGATTGATCTCTCCATGAATTCTACCGTTGACCTGGTACCTCATGATCGAAGTTAAAAAGGTTCCATGAAATTTATTTATCTCACGGGCTTGCACAATTAATTTTGCTAGAGTATGTTTGTTGTTAATCAACCAATTTTGTGTAAACGATGGCTCATTTGTTTTTTCAGTTCGCGGGTAGTCTAACTTCTTTTTGTCAAAAGCTTTGGCAATCTGGCGGGGTGCCCAGATATCTATTTCTAATCCTGTTTCTTTCTTTATGGCCTGTAACAATTCTTTTTCTTGGAGCATCATTTCTTTTCTTAGTGCTTCAGCTTTTTCCACTTGCACTCTTACACCTCGTTGACGCATTTTTATTAATACCGGAATTAAATTTTGCTCAAGTTCCCACACTGTAGTTAAACTCTGTGTTGCTATTTCTTGTTTAAATCTTTGCCACAATTTTAAAGTTAACTCTGCATCTTGTTCTGCATAATAACCTACATGTTCTGCAGGTAACTTCCACATCTCCGCTTTAGGATCTATACCATGAGCTGCTGCAGCTTCTCTTAATTCTGTTTCTGCTTTTATTTCACCAAGATAATCTACGGACAAGGCATTTAAAGAATATGAAAATCTATTCTCATCTATGAGTGCAGCTGCAATCATAGTATCTATAATCTCTCCATTTACTTTTATACCGGATGCTTCTAACCAACCTACATCATATTGTGAGTTATGAAATATTTTAGGACAAGGTAAAGCACATACATCTTTCATATATTTTTTAACTTGCTCTGGTATCATATTACCACCACCTAAATGACCAAAAGGAAAATAACCTTTCCAACCTTCAACGGCTACTGCAAATCCTACAATCTCTCCTTTACCTAAAGCCCAACCAGCACCAAGTTTATTATTAATTCCATCATCTCTTGTTTCTAAGTCGATAGCTATTTCTTTTGCATTAGATAAATCTTTATACTCACTAGGAGTATTCCATAATGATTTTTTAAATGTCAGTGTAAGTTGTAGTCCGTTCATCGTTAGCCTTTATATTATATTTGTTACAGTAGCATTCCCCACAATAGTATTTTTTATTTTCAATAATAACTGCATCTTTATCACATTGCTCACATTTATTTTTTTGTTTTGACATCTTTCAAATGTTTTATTTCTAAATCACAGTAATGTTTTATTTTTTCTAAATCCTCAAACGGTTTACCTTTAGATAAATATCTACAAACATATTTAATTACATTTGCTTGTAATGGATTTAATTTATTTTTTCTAATAAACTCCCATGGTTGAATCGTAAACTGCTTGTAGTGATTCCCCCCTATCTGCTTATCTTGTGGAAATGCTTCATCAAATATATTTTTATTTGTCATTTTTCTCCTGGACATAAATTAAATAATCAGACCCAATTGGGTAGTTATACTTATAGTCAGTTCGTAATAAATGTAAAGTTTTTCTTGCTCTAGTTGCACCAGTGTACCAAACCTTACGTTCATCACTTTTTTCTTGTTTGTTTTTAGTTTCATAATCAGATGGATAGTTACCTTTACTATAGAGCACTACATGATTAGCCTCTCCACCTTTAACACTGTGTATTGTATCTATAGTAATTAATGGATCCTTATCTAATTCTTTTTGTCCGTATCTTCTTAATAATCTAATAAAGTGTCTTACTTGTTGTGGTTTAAAATTTCTTCTTAATATCCAATACCAAGGTTTAGTTTTATCCTCATCTTTTAATTGAAGACCACACCATTCTTTTAAATCTTCAAAATTATATTCTTTTAAATCTGGTTCATTCATCCAAAATTTATCTAATCTAAACTCTGGTTTTTCTAATTCTCTAATAAATTTATACATATTTCTTGCTTGTCTTTTATCTATTTTTTTACCCTTAGTAATAGCCGTCCAGGACTTAATAGCTTCCCATTGTTTAACATCAAAACATTTAGTGTCTCTGTTATCTTTGTAGTAAAGGCCTGCATCTTTAGCTAACATTCTTAACTCATTTACAGCTTCATTAATTCTACCTAAGATGTACCAATCCTCTTTTAATTTTTCAAAAGGTATCTCTCTAAATGATAAATAACTTTTAACATAACCATTTATTTCACCATGCTCATATTGTTTCTCTTCACTATCAATAATTCCTCTTCTAATTACTTGGGAAAATTTATAAATGGCTTCCCCAAATCTTTGAGTCTTTCTTAGTTTAACTTTTCTACCGGGAAAGAAGCTTGTAAAATATTTTGGATCTGCGCCATTCCATTTATATATACCCTGGTCATCATCTCCTGCTAAATAAATACGATCTACATTATCTGCCATTTTAAAAATAACAGACCATTGTAATGGTGTACAATCTTGTGCTTCATCTAATATTAATATTTTTAATTTAGGAAAGTCTAAATAAATAGCCTTCTCAATCATATCATCAAAGTCAATTAAAGGTTTAGAGGATCCATGTAGTTTATAATTTTCATAAGTTTTTATTTTCCTAAAGAAGATATCTAAAGAATCTTTTTTATAACCCTCTCTCTTATAAGCTTCCTCTGGTTGGATTAATAAATTCCTAGCCTTACTATAAATTCCTAAAGACCAATCCTTATACATAAAATTATCATCTACTAATCTTTGGTCACTTGTTTTAATAATTTTTGTGTTTAATGCAAAATCAATAGTTGCATCTTTTGGATCAAAAACTTCTTCAGTAAAATATCTTCTACAATAAGTATGTAATGTTTTAAATCTTAAAAAGTCATCTGTGGTATAGTTAGGAAAAGATTCCATGGTTCTTCTAACAGCTGTATTAACTGCTTTGTTAGTAAAAGACAGATAAGCAATTTCATTAGGCCTTACTCCTTTTCTAATATGATTTTTTAAAACTCTTTCAATTAAAGTATAAGTCTTTCCAGTTCCTGGTGGACCAAATATCTTTACTGTTTTATGGTAAAGTTTTTTTAATTTTTTAAGTTCTAAATTTTCCTGTGTGGAATTCATCATCCATCTCCGATACTGTTTCTTTAGATTCTTTATTCTCAGTACCTATGTTTTTATAATCCACAAACTTAGGCATCTTTACACACCAAACATTTTGCACACCTTGATGATAAGGTAATCTTTCACAACCCAACATATTTAATGCTTCACTTGCACTTCTAAATACTTTGTTCTTACCTAAAAAATTTTCAAAGGTAATCTTTTTAAAGTAACAAATATTAGAATCAGAATCCAATACAACATAGTTATCTTTAAGTTTATCAAAATCATCTTCTTCAATATGGCTTTCAAAAAACTTTTTAAGAAAACTATATTTCTGTTCTTCTACAGAATCTTCAAACTTCATCTTCTCATTCTCAGTTGCTTTCTTAACTATTGTTGCCATTAACATCTCAAATGGAGAAGGACCCGATTTTGGTCTAGGTAAAGTTATCCAATAGATTCCATACTTTAATAATTTAACTCTAAAAGATTTTTCATCCTTCATATCTTCTGGATTAATAACTATCTTCTCTCCTTGGAATACAAAAGAATATTCAATTGAAGTAGGACTTCTAGTAAACTCTATATCTTCAAACTCATCAATTAAATCTGGTACTTGTGAACCAATACCTAACTTTCTAAACTTACATACATCCTTGTTACATATTGGAGTAATAGCGCCAAGCTTTGGTGGACACTTATAACTGTAATCTTTTTTAACAACTGATTTAGCTACAGAAGATTCTACTTCTTTTGGATCCATTGGTGTTACAAATATCTCCTGGTTTCTTTTTTGTAATATACGAGACATCTCTTGAGCATTGATATTACCGTCAGCTTTTTTCATCTCCAGGACACCCACATTATAAAGTAAATCATTTCTATGATTACCTGCCCACTTATCCATAATCATTTTTTGAATACACGGTGGATAATGTTTCCAATCTTCCTCTGGTTCATATTCTTTTACCTTTAATTCATTAAGCTGCTTTAGAGATACTACTTTATTTTCAACAAGCTCTATAAATGTTCCTATCATTACTGGTGTATTGTTTTCATTATAAGCAAACTCAGTAGTAGCATTCATATTAAAGTAAGGCATGTTCATGCACTTATTCATTGGAAATACTTCTAATGCTTGAAAGAAATTTTTATTCCACTCGTTTAATTTTTTTAATACATCTTTAACTGGATACCAATCATCTAAGAATAAAAATAAATGTAAGCCTCCAGACTTAGATCTAACTGGAACTAGTGGTAATTGATTTTCCCTAAGAATATCTATAACTTTTTTTTGTGAATAATCTTTATAACTTTGTGGATCTATATCTATACATCCCCATCTACATAAATCATCCTTTTCAGGCATGATCCCTATTCTTTGTTTACCTTCTATATGATCTTTCCATAATTCAAGAGTAACAGGTTCGTGTTTCGTGAAAGTATTACTTACCCTCTTGCCCCGTTCATCTACTTCTCCCGTAAGAGAAGTAGTAATGAACAGTTCAGAATTACCCTCAAATATCTTTAAGAGTTTCTGTTCCATAATTAAAATGGTACAGATTCTTTATTACTTGCGTTATTTCCTTCAGATTGATTTTCTGATGCAAAATCTACCTTACCGAAAATATCACTCTTCATAGCACTCTGATAAAACGCTTGAGTACTCTGTAAAGTTTTAAGATGTTTTTCTGGAGATAGAATTTCTTTGAACTCTATAACCCAACCACCCCAAGTATAATCTTTACTCGATTCTCTTGTGACAGTTAATTTATATACTTGA